ACCTTCGAAAGGTAATACGACCGGTTCTGATATATATCTACACTTGACAGATCCTCCTGTCCATAAGTTCGAATTAGAAATTTCAAGTGCTTCATATTCTCTTCCCATACATCTTTGGAATGAAGCGACAACTCCTTTACAAAAACTTCCAAGTTCGTGTGGAAAATAGCCTGCGTCATATTGACTTTAGACCACAAGGGTATCTCGACTAGAGACTCCATGGACAGAGGAGCAACATACTGACCCAGAAGGGGCTCAAATCTGAAGCTTCTCTTCAAGTATCCAACTTCCGAAATCTTCCGAAAGGGGACTTCAGCTTCAGCCTTCAGTTCGGGGGTATATGTCAGTCCCAATTCTTTCATAGACTCAGGAAGGGTTAGCTCATTGAATGATAATTTGAATAATGGATTGACTGTGAAAATATTATCATCACCCAGTACGTGCAGCTCAACAAAATCGTTGAATCTCAAGAACCATCGAATTTGATCCCTATACCAACAATAGCGAAACGCTATATGGTTGTACATACAATTGATGATAATCGTCAAGGGATGTCCCGAAGGAAGAGAAGCAAACCATTCATAGATAGTATCTCCAACAACGTGTCGTGAATTCACAACTTCTAGCCAAAGAATTTTCCTGATTTTCGAATTCAAAGGACCGTCAGAATACCAGTTGTCTATGATTTCAAATATTTTCCAATGAACGACGGGCAATTCACTACCATCGTAAGCTGAAAAATCCCCTGCACCAACATCAAAGTCTGGGTTGCTAGAAAATCTCGACAGTCTTCTATATAGATCGTCCCACTCTGAACTGTACACATTCATCGTAAGGGAACTTCCAATCTCGGAAGATTTTGCATTCATGAAGTTCATAAAGGATCCGAAGTACATTCTAAACACAATAAGGTAATAAAAGGGACCACCATTAAATAAACGAGCGTTCTTTCCAATCGGTCTTCTTTCATCTTTTAGATTGTCTGTAAAAACCCATAGACGTCGAACGCCATTGGCACAGTCCTTGACAATTCCAGAGACTTCCTTTTCAGCCGTGGAGAAATACGGATTTGACTGATCTCTCACAGCTCCCTCACCAAGAAGCTTTTCCTTGTATGCTGGATTAACGAATTTAATAGGATATCCCGAACTCGTGGATGATTTAATCGATTCAAAATAGTCCATCG